CACCATAACAAATCAAACGATATCAACTTGCACCGTATGCTTGAACGAGCGAGCTGGGCCTACGACGTCAACGCAGTCCTGATTTGTTATCCACTCACCACTGGCAGGATGAAACCACTTCCGCTGGCCGCAAGGGGGCTGCAGAGGATTTAGTTCATACTCGGTGGACTGCCAGGATGATAATAAACTCCTAAAAGGTATAACGTAACAACCATCATGTATATGTGTATCCGGCCATAAAACACCTGAATTTTCACCTCTCTCAGCCTCAAACGTGTATTGTACGTATCGTTCTAAGCTGTGATGATAGGGGATGGTTATTCGAGGTGTTAAGTCATTAGCCCATTCCACGCAGCTTTTTTCGAATGCTAATTGCCAGGCGATGTCTGCTCCGTACGCCATCTCGTAGTGTGCTCTATGTGCGGCAACCACAGGACGACTGGATGCATACCACCTCCCAGTTTTAGTCTCGATTTCACTACGCAGAACTTCGTCTTTATACTTGTCAAATAATGCGTAATTGGCTTTATACGAGCGCGTCTTCTTCAAAACAGCATCGCACAATGGCCCCACAACAGGGCAACCATCATACAGTACCTTTAATGATAAAGCTTTAGCTCGTAATAAACCATTAATCATCGAATCTCTACACATATGAAATTTCATAGGCATATCGAAAAATTGACAAACTACCTTAAATGGGTCCGTAAATAAAACATCTGAATCGAACTCTGGCTTTCTAATTCCGCAAAAATCAGCCGTAGTGTAATTCTTATGCTTTACACACTTGAAATCAATACCCAAATCTTGTACAGTTTTAGGATCGATGTCTCCCGAGAATAGGCCGTCATCACCTTCAAAAACTCCTTTAAACTCCCCATTCTTCAGTCGTTTGGCAAGAGAACCAGGCGTCTCACCAGGATGTTTGGCATCCAACGAAAGAAACGAACAAATGAGAAAATTTAGTGTTGAGTTAGCTGAGGAGGTGTACAACATGCCCGACATAAGCGACTCCTTGATTAATGCGTCGAAGTGTTTTGTCTGGATATGGTTGGTGCCAAACAACATTCCCGCAATAAACTTTCGGTACTCTGCATTTCTCGGTAAGACCCCACCAAAGATATGAAAAAACATAAAGGCAACGACTTTAGCAAACGGACCACGACAATGCTTTTCCATACGAGTAAAGTCGGAGGCGTTTACTTCGCTGTCTCCAAATAGATCATGTACAAAATTAGACCGTTTTGACACGGGCAATTTCTTGACAAAGTATGGCAGTGAAAACAATGCGCCATCAACAGCAGACTGT